CACATGCGGAGTGGTCTGGTATGGCCATTTGTCAAGTACTTCAAACGCAAACGGTTGCTTGAGCATCAGTGCAGGCAGTTCGGCCCAACCATAAAAGTTGTCAGGGTCATCGCCTGCTAAAATTGCAATTTTTAAATTGCCAACCAACTGCTCCAATGGAGACCCTGGCTGAAAATAGCTACACGCCCACAATCCCCCATCTTTTAAGTACAATGAAACATGCTTGCCTTGACCTGGGTGGCTCATAACTGTTTGTCCATCAACTATACCATTGAAGGCCGAGTACTCCGTCAGCCTGGTAAAAAACATACTGCTGGCAATTGGTGGCGTATTGATTCTTATACGTTGGCCTTTAAAAAGTATGTCCTTGACCAAGTCGTGATCCATAATAGACCAAAGTCTGCCTTCATAATATCCGCGTTCAGCTATGTCAATTAACTTGACACTGAGTTGCCCAAATAATTGATGCGGATCTTCTTCGTCTGTGATGAATAGTTGCAACGATTCATCAATGTAATCAGTTTCTAAACGTTCGCGCAACGAAGTTACCCATACACTGGTGGCTTCAATACGTAGTATGCCAGTATCGTTGAATAATGTGATACGTAAGTCACTGAGTGGGTTTCCTTGATATTCACTGGTGCTGAGCCAGCCTTTCCAAACGTGCCGTTTCCTAACTGCGTCATGTTGCTTGACATTGACCAGATCAAGTGATCCAATTATATCACTGAATGCAACTTTGAAATCATTTTGATTTAATTTACCGGCTAGTAAATCTTTCACCTTACTATAACTGACTACAAGGCTACCAGCAACTTTTAGTTGTCCTGGCTCAATTGATCTAATTTGGCCGTCTTCTAAATTATAATTGACGGTCCAAAGTTCGGGAATTTGTTTTTTACGTGTTCGTAATTCAAATTTAATATTAGCCATTGCGCCAGTACTCCAGCGGCTTAACACTACCAGCTAGCCAGACTGGATTTACCTGCGAATGATTTTCAAGTTTAAAATTTCCGTTAGCAGGGTAGAATGCAATCCAATCATCCCATGCGTGGTTTGCATACATCACTGGTGCCACTTCTAAATCTCGCATACTCATGTCCACTACTTTGAACCACGATGGTGCCGACCAGTATCCTGTGGCTGCCGCAACTGCCAGCAGGTGTTCAAGCCGGGGTGTCTCAGGTTCGTAATTTGTCCAGTACAATGATTTGTCAAGTAGTGCAATAATTTCAAAGCTAAGTCTAGCTGATATTGGATCCCCGATGACTGCAATGTAGGGCCAGACATCGTAATGATTCTTTTCAATTGCTGCTCTATGATATATTTTACCAGCCGCCAATTCCATGCCACGATGATCAATGCCCCGGCCTGGCATATAGTTTTCTTTGCGGCCTTTTGCTATGCTTGCAAATTCAAATGTTGTTCTGCGTGGACACAGGCCAGCAAGACACAATACATCACCTGCTTCAAATTTCAACTGAGCAAGTTGCAAAATCTGTTCCATTGGCTCAGCACTTGTTTCAACTACGATAGTTTTTACTGTTGCATCTACAATTGCAACATCGTGCTGTGTTACTGTTGCCAACTGTTCTTGGCCAGGTCCTGCAACAATATACACTGTTGTCATGCTAGGAACTCCATGATTGTTTCATAATTGCGGATAATGCTTTTCTTGTTCATAATATGAACGTCTTCGCCACTAATTTCAACAGCAATATTTTTCCACTCCTCGGGCAAGTTGCTTAACATTACCCAATGGTTCGCACCTTTAACTTCTACAATGTCGTCACGCTGATCTTGGTATCGCATAAAATTTGGAATCTGTCCCATGAAGCCGCCGTCGTGCCATCCATCGCACATGTGGGCTGCAATACTTGCAGAGTAGTCTGTGCGATATAATGATCCAGGAAACTTGTATAAGAATCGATAGTACTCCCAATTCTTTTTTACTTCGCTCCATACGTTAAAGAAATGTTCAGCTTGTTCGCTCTTGCGCCAGTACACTACAGTTGACCACCACATGCGAATACCTGCATAATGCAACCAGCGTTCTGTTGTATATGGCTCCTCAAATCTTAAATTTCTAGCATCTCTATACATTGCCACTTCATTCTGGCCACCAAATAACATTGCCAAGTTTGCATTGCCGCATAGGTAGTCAGTGTCAATCAAAATAGTTTCATCAAATGGACTTAGATTATAAATGTCATGCTTGTTGGTGTTTGTGAACTGTGCGTTGAAGCTATGATATGCGCCATCGTGGTGTAGTCGCATGTTGCGTTCATATTCTGGTGCAGTGACAATGATATTGTCCCAGGCTGCGTCCATGATTTCTTTGCCATGTATTGTTTTGCAATGCTCTAAACTTTGTTGATTGGTCACAAGAACTACAGGATAATCTGGCATGTGTTTTTTTACAGCGTATGCCGCGACCAGGGCCAATTGCGTATAATCAAGTTGTTCGTTGTTATATGCGAACATCATGAAGCCTTTTGTAGTCATGTTATAGACCTACAATTTTAGCTGTACTTCTGGCTGCTTTGAGTTTTTGCTGTTCAGCATGCTTAAATTGCATTGCTGACATATATGCATCAGTTAGCAGAGTCAAGAACTCTTGAGGATTTTCAATTTTGATAACATTGCCACTGTGATCCTCAACGAATAGTTCAAGGCCCAATCGAACGTGTAATTCAACAAATGAAATAAGTTCTTGTGTTGTTTTAAATATTGCCCCCTGAGTAGAGACCAACATTGCCGTAGCAACCCGTGCATCAATGTTTTGACGCTGAACCTGAAGTGTTAGTTTATAATTGGCAAAGGCTAAAGCTTCGCTTACTCGTTTGTCCATGTGCTTCCAGAATTATTATATGCGCTGTTATTTACCAACGCATATTTTCTGATCTAGCCAATGTTACGTTGGACTAATAGGGTGCCAAAATGTAGATTGTAGCGCAGTTGGAATTGGAATTTCCAATGTTACTGTATTTTCAGTAACAGTAGAAGGATGGCTCATAATAACAGTCATTGAAATAGTGCCAGTTACATTGCTTCCAGTACCAGAATGATCCAGCACTGTTCTAAATGATAAATTACCATCGTCTATATTACCGTATAGCTTTAATCTGCTGGATGCATAACTGCCATAGCCTCCATATCCGCCATAGCCTCCATATCCGCCATAGCCGCCATATCCGCCATAGCCTCCATATCCGCCATAGCCTCCATATCCGCCATAGCTGCTTCCACCGCCAAGTGGGCTGGTGTAAAGTAAGTCTTCGGTAGTAGTCAATTCTGAGAACCCCTTATCTTGTGTAATACCAGAATTGCTACCAGTGATTAGACTCTTACAGTTCTCAACATTGAATTTCAATGTGCCCATTGCTTGAAAAATGCCGCGCCAATCGTTGTATCCATTACCCGAACCATTTGTAATGCTGTATGCAATTCGAATATCGCCGCCGGCATTGAAGAAGTGGCGGGCACTATTATAACCGCCAAAGTCCAACTGCACAACGTTTTCAAGTAGATGGTTCCATGGTGTTGAATAAACAAATGTTTCAATGTTGGAAATAGTTGTAAGTCCAGGATCAACTTCGTTACGAATAGTTCGAGCACTGTTCAATAAGGTAGCTGCTGTGTTGAAAAATTCCGCAGTAATCTTGTCACCAGGTGTTATAATAACTAATTCTTGATCAGTGCTGTTTGTACGCAAGGTACTTGCATTGATTCGGTTTACTAGTTCATTGGTATGCAACGCACTAATTTTATTGCCTTTGACAATTAAATTAACATTCTCGCCGCCCCAACCCCATCGTAGATCTGATTGTGCTTGCAAGTCGGTAACTGGACCACTGGCAACATGAGTGTCACCAAACAATTCATTAACTGACTCAGTTAACGCATTGTAGTTTACTGCTGTTATTCTATTACCAACTGTTACAATAGTTACTGGAACTATTGGCGGCGCAACATATCCGCATTGTACACTATTTGGTGTATCTACATTAAACGTTCCACCAGTGCCATTTGCTTTGACAACGCGATATGTAGTTGTTCCTGGTACACATCCTTCACTGATAATTGTGCCGCTTGCTAAAAAGGCATCGTTGATTGTAACAAAAGTGCTTGCTTGGCCGTTGTTAAGCGATATAGCAAAAGTCTTGGCACCCACTAGTCCATCGTCTGTTGTAGTAAATGTAACGACTTGCCCGTTTGTTACTGTGCCGGTAAGTGCTGCATTACTAATGTCGGCAGTGCTTACACCACTGACAGTGTAAGGGAAAGACCCAGTTTGATTTGTTGTAAACGTTACAGTAAAGCTATTACCTTCAAATACACTTGCAGCTGATCTTACTAATGCAAAAGTTGCGGTAGGCACTTCTGGGGCAGTTGATCTATCGCTAATACGAACACTTGTGCTAGTTGCAACAATCGTGCCAATGGCAGAATTTAATCTAACAGCAACGGTGAATGTCTCATTGCCTTCGGTTACATAGTCAGCAATTGGGTTTACGTTAAACGAACCAGTATTTGAGTTAACAATAAAAGTCCCGTATGTATCTGCAAAATCATTTGCATTGGTTGGGATAGTCCAATACAATGTTGTGCCATTGGCCACATTTGATGTTTGCACAGTGAATGTGCCCGATGAGCCTTCATTGATGAATGTTGGAGTGATACTAAACGCATAGGTAGGCGGTGTTGGCGGCAATAAATTAAAAGAAGCAACAACTGTTTTATTAGCGTCCATTGTAATGGACGCTGTACCTGTGCCTGTTGCTCCGCCGGACCAGCCGGCGAATGTACTGCCGGCCTGGGCTGATGCTGTCAATGCAATACTTGTACCAGTAGCAAATGATGCTGTTCCAAGTCCACTGATGCCAGCTGGAGTACTTGTTACAATGCCATTTCCTGTGCCAGTTTTGCTAACTGTTAGTATGTAAGTAGATGGTTCTTCGGTGTAGTTGTACAAGTCTACGTTATCTTGGATTGCATTAGCAACTAAAAATATAGCTGATGCGATTCCGGTAATTTTTACTAATGCAGAATCTCGCTGAGTTGAAGTTAATGTTTTACCAATTGCATCCATTGCCTCAATGAATTCACTAAACGCAAGATTAACAAGTGTAGGCTCGTCCAGCGGCAATAGATCAAGTAACTTGATCGCACCTGTTTGCTGGACTACACCAATTCGAGTATATGTTGTATTATTTTTATTGAATGTTATTGACGTAGCTGGAATTGGGGCACTAATAGTAGTGCCTACTTTGGCCAGGCACACCAATTCAGTTGCATTAGCAATTGTATTTGCAATTTCAGCATTGACAACATCAATTAACTCTGAAATTGCAGCTTTGGCAGTGGTGTCAGTATAAGTTAGGCCAGCAATAGATCCAAGATCTTTTGCCAATGCTATTATATTGGCGTCATTTAAAATTGCTTGGGTTTCAGTTGAATCAAATTGAAACTTAGCAGTAGTGATGCCGCTTATCCATCCTGTAAATTGATTGCGGAGTATCAATGATAATAAGTTTCCAGATTCTGGTGACCAATTCACCGTACGTGTAATCTTTGAGCCAGGTACAACGACACTTGTGTCATTGATTATAACAACTGATGTTGAAGCAAGACCATTGTCTAGTCTCAATACGAAGCTTTCATTACCTTCAGTCTTAGAATCACTAGTTACATTAAATGTTAGCACATTACCATTGGTTAATGTGCCCTTTAATAAGGCTCCATTGATGTCAGCTGATGTAACATTATCAATGGTATAGTTAAACGAACCTGTTTGGTTAGTTGTAAATGTAACCGTGAAACTTCCGCCTTCGTTAACAGATGTAACTGATGGAGTTAATGTATATGTTGGTATCACTGGATCAATGTAAGCAATACGATTCGGGCCACCTAATAAAGATTTAAACTCAGTGTATGATGTTGGAGTACCAATGTCTTGTATTTGATCAGTTAGACTGTTTGCTATTAGCCAATCTTTAACTGTTTCGCAATTGGTGGATGCTTTATTATTTGTTAAAGGTTCTTGTTGCAAATGTAATGCAATCATACCAGTTACTTGCGGAGCAGCCATTGATGTACCAGAAATGTTTACTTGTTTAAAAGCAGTATTTCCGTGTTGGTACGGTTGTGCATTGAATGAATTTGTATTGCTACATGCTGCCAATATATTTGTTCCTGCTGCCCAAATATCAACTCTAGGTCCTGCCATGGAACTATTAGTCCTTTGATCTTTTCCACTACTATATGCTACTGAATTCAAATTTCCAACCACGATGACACGAGAATCCATCGGACTTGCGCCGCGATGGTAATAATTTTTTCCGTAAATTGAAGAAACAAAAAAGTTATCGTAATCACCGGATCCGCCATCAGGTGTTGGTTTATCTATTTTGAATCCTGCGTTACCAGCGGATCTCACTACAATAATACCAGCTGTTATCACTTCTTCTAATGCGTTATTGTAGGCTGTTGAACTAAATGGGAGAGATGTGGATACTGGTCCCTCTAAATCTTGGACGGGCAACTGGGCACCGTCAGGAACTATTCCTCGTTGAAAATAATAATTTGGAAGTTGGTTTGCTAATACAGGAGACTCTTTATAACTTCCTCCTGTTATAGAACTAAAAAGAGTTAAAATTTCATTTACTAAATTATTTCGGTTTAGATTAATTCTAAGAGACCAACTCATGTTTACTACTGTTGGACGATTAGTTGTTTTGCTATTATGCCAGTTAATAAGTGCTTCAAAAACATCTAGAGGTTCGCCATTTCCGTCAAAATCGTTAGATTTTGAAGATAACGGAATAATGTTTGCACCCTTTGCCCATCCGTATGTTTTTCCTGCGGCAGTACTGGCCACGTGTGTACCGTGTCCGTCGGTATCTTGTCGGCTAACTTGATTTACTCCAGTTACACCACCTGATGTATAAGAATCCCACCCAACATCTAACACTCTGCCAGCAAATTCTGGATGATCCACTTGTAGGCCATTGTCGCTGATAACAATGTCAACATCTTTACCATCTAAATCGTATGTGTATTTTAAAGATGTGTTGTCACCTGTTCCGTATACATTTGAAGTATTACTATGACGAACCAAGCCCCAATTAACTTCTGCCCCTGCACTGGAAGTTGTTTTGTTAAAACTCTTTGTATCCATTGGCGTTGAATCATACACAATCTTAACAAACGGTAGATCTCTCACTGGTTGTTCAACAGCGGCTACTCTAGGATCATTTCTTAAGTGGTTGGCTTCTGCTTCAGTTAACGCATATTCACAAATGCGCTCAAACGCCCAACGTGGATTTACAATCTCAACTCGGCGGCCAGGCGCGAAGCCATCGTCAGGAGATACATTTTCAATTTCATTCCAGAATGCATCATAGTCTACGCCTTTATTCAGCGCAACAATATATGTCTTTGTATCTGACATTAACGTACTCCAACTGTCGCTTCGACTTTGCCGACGCCTTCTCCGCTAAAGTTTCCTAAGCTACGACCAACAATGCTCCACGCCGGAGCATCCACTGAAGCAGCTTGTGCCACACCTGGAATATCAGATGCAATTAATCTATCGCCACGATTTACAATGCCTTTGACTTTAACAGGAATACGTCCTGCTACTGCAATAGGAAGTGCATTTTTGTCACGCTTCTGTCTTGCATTCATCAAATAAGCAGGGCGAGTTGAAACGATACCAAAAATATTTGTATCGCCTGCTTGAGTTGTTTGTGTTACTTCAGCAGCACCACCAAGTGATACTAATGTACCTGCTTCATAACTTGCATCGCCTACGTAAATTTCTGCAACGTCAGCAAATTCAGCTTCCATGGAGATACCACGTAGCTTAAATGCTTGGGCGTCGCGGTCAGTGTTTCCTACAAGATTACTGCCAGTTGTATTCATGTTAATACCTTTGCCAATAACACTAAATCCTGGAATTGCATGTGACGGAGCAATTGTAAACTCTGCATCACCACTGATAATTGCTACACATGTTCCGTTTACATTTAAACGAACAACACTATGTGAAACTGGTGGTGTAGCAGTGTCTACTAAGTTAGCAAAGCTGATGCCTGATCCACCTTGGAATGCACTGGCTGTTACCCAACCAGTATTTGAGCCCGGTAATGTTAAGTCGCCAGTATAAACTTTTAATGCTTTATTTGTAGAGTCCCACCAAAAGTCTCCCAATCTTGCTTCTTCAAGCGGCTTTGTTATTTTTGCAGTTAAATGTGCAAGTGTTTTCCAACCAGAATTTGCACCAGTTGTATTACCGCCATCGCGTACTGCTAAACGGTTCTCTCCAGTATTAAACCAAAGCTGGCCGGTAATTGCTTCGTCACCTGGTGGTGTTGTGCTAGCAAAATTTTCTAGTAGGTGGACAAAGTTCTCAGCAATTAATTCGCCGTAGCCTAAATAATTTTTGCCCAATAGGTTTAAGCTAGTAGAAGTGTTATCGACTTCACCATCAATTAAGTTTAATAAAACTGTATTGTCACTTTTGTTTACTTCGTATGCCATATTCTTATCCTTTGTATATTTAGTTGCTGTCCAATTTAACCTGCTTGGACGCGGAGCGTATACACCACTTGAATACGCTGATTGGCCAGTTTTTCAACTGGGTGAAAAATAAAATGTGTCAACAAATTACCGGTATTCACTCCGCCTGTTCCGCGTGTCTTTAAGCAAATTTCGTCAAATACAAACTCGCCTGATATACTTGTTGTTGCATCTAAACTTTCCTGTGTACTATTAACAATATTAAACACGCTATCAGCTGAATCCGGATCTGAGTAATCTAATGTTGCTGTAATGATAATATCAGAGTAAGTTGTACCATTGGAATGAGAAACAATTACATTATTTACAGTAGGATCAGGATTATTTAAATCATTGTCATCTACCACTCTAAAATATGAGCTCTTGTGCAGGTTTGCGCTTGCACCACTTATATTTGGAGCGCGATACGATATTGTTCCATCTGATGATGTAATGCTTGCCCCATTTCCAAAGTGCAGTTCACTGATAAAGAAGCTGGTGTCACGTGACAGCATTTTTGCAATGGCATTGCTCATGTTTTCCTGGTGGATAGCATTTGCACCACGGACCAGTTCTTTTCCAGTGTCTAAGTCTGTAATTACGACCAACGTCTTAATACTGATGGGGAGAGCTTGTATATTCATAATGATATTTAGTTAGTTATTTTATAACCCGTGTTAAATCTCTGTCAGGTTTGCAGTTGTTACGTCATATTCTGCTGTTAAATACGGTCCGCTTTCAGTTGTTAACATTTCTTCGTCTTCAGTTGATAAAACAATTGCAGTTTTAACTACCAGTGTAATTGATTCGTTAATCGACACACCCAGTTCCACCGTAGATTTGCTGTATTGATTTGTATCAACAATTTTACTGTGAAACGGTTTTACTTCGTTAATGTACTGTATGATATTAGTTTCTCGCTTGTTGTAAAACGTAGCTACCGGTTGCAAACTATTATTACTTGATTGTGCCACGTCAAGGTAAGTGGTCTTAGAAACCCAATCTGTTGTTTTAAGTTGGCTCAATGACTCTTTGACCATTGCAAAGAACAATAGGTTGAAATAACCAAGATCATCATTGATAAAGATATCGTATCTTACTGCACGTAAAATATTACCAATGATTTCACTTGCATCTTCGTCCCATGGGTTGCTGTCCCACCTTGCATTGTCCCACGCATCGCCAAGCGAGCCGTTCCATACAGCATTGCGGAATTGAATTGTGCCGTTCTTTCTATATACTAATGTGATGTTATTTCCATCTTTGGTATATGCTTCAACAATATCACCATAGCTGTCAATTATTGCAAAGTTATCAACTGTGTCGTCAAGTAAACTAATTTCTGAGCTAGAACTAATCTTAGTTGTTATGTCACCGGCATTAAAATCAGCATCGGCGTAATCAGCATACTGCCAATACTTTGTAAGATCTCGTGTATATGCTCCACTCAGTGGTTGGTATGTTGTCAAGTAGCGACTCCAATTTGGCTTACTGACAATGTCAATATTCAACAAAAAGCTGTTCAATGCAACTGTAAGTGTACGTCGAGCTTCTACAATGTCTTTGAACCAGCTCTGCGGATGCGGCACATACAAATTGCCGTAACGACGAAGCGGGTGCAACTTCTGACTTGGAACTCGTCTTCTCATGTTGATTACTGCATGGTATCCTGCATAGTATACACGACTGGCCGATTCAAATAAATTCCTAATCAATGCACTTACTGCACCATTGACCAATACTTTCCTTGTTATATCATTTTGAAATGTACTTGCAACAAAGTCACGAGCAACAAAGTATATTTTGTGATCTTGGCCGTATTTAGATTGCCATGATGATTTAACATCAAGGCGATTGTCGTCTAAGTTTTGTAAAATTGGATAATCTGTTACACCGTAATCAGCAGACTTACTGAGAATTCCATTGGCAAAGTCTGCAACATATTCACCCTTTGAATATGTCTGACCTGAAATATAGTATCTTATTGGGTAAGTTTCTCTATAATTATCTCTACCTACCACACTTGATTCAAGTCTATGGAATAGATAATCATTGATGACATCTCCTGCAAAGCCTTCTGTTACTAGCACATTTGTTGAATGCACTTGCTCTGGGCGTTCGCTTTGTTCAATTCGTAAAATAATCTTATCGTTGTTTCCAAAGAAATTCTTAAAATTTGAAATCAACAACGCATTTTCACTGATTGGACTCAACCATGCTACTCCATTTGCATCTGGATCATTTAGTACTGATTCAATTGATGCGGCGCTGTATGGACGAGCCGAGTTTGCTGGCAATACATTACTGGTATTCCAATAGTAGTAGCGAGTGCTTCTATTGTTAGTGACTGGATCTATGTATGCTTGTTCGGAGTATCTGATCTGATCAACCCCACTGCTGTTATCACGCTTGGCTGTTGGCATTTCTTCCACTGATGGAATAGTTTCGCTTGATACCCATTCGTAAACTGCAACTTTACTATCAGCGAATTTTTCACCCCAATGTGACGCTCTGTATTGAATGTCACTGCTTTGCTCGTATTCAAAATATCGAACTTGACTTAGATCCCACCACAGTTGTCCAATGTTGTTACTGTTCCATGGCATGGCGGCATATTCGTCTACTTCACCCAGTTCAGATATATTATACACTGCTGGGTCTACCACTTGCTTATAATCCAGGTATTGTCCAACTTCGTCAATGGTAAGACCTTTATACGGATCAAACACTTCAATTGAAGCCACTACATCTTCGTTATCATAGTCAACCACTGTGGCACGATAGATGTTGGCAGTATTAACCAATGGTCCGTTGTATCTCTCAACAATGTCGGGATTATTGTCGCCATCTGCATCCGGTACATAAGTTATAATCTTCCATGTTCCTTCAGTATCGCCGTAGTCAATATAGGCCTTCATGCCAGCAATAAAACTAATACCAGATGCGGCCCATTCTGCTTCGGTGTTAAACTTAACGGAAACTAATTTGAATGCCACAAGATCGTACACAACTTCATCTGACGAACTTCTTGCTTCTATTAGAATGTTATAGTCATCTACTACGCCTTTAACTTTATGAATTTTATCATAGCTGCCGTCGCCACTGCCAGACATAATAAAGGTTTCGCCTTCTGTCAATCCGTGCGGACTGGCAAACGAAATCTTACTTTCATTTAATCCTGGTACTAATGCGTTTGGGCAAGCTTCATCAACATACATTGGAGCCATTGCTTGCAATACATTCCAACCTTGGCTGCTAAAGTCACTGATCCAAATAGATGGCAGAATGGCGCCTGTCACTGCAACCACTGCCCAGTTTGTATTTCCTGTAAATGCACTGGTTGACGAACCAACACTTTTTGCAGTGGCTCTATATAGTGTACCAGTGTACCAGGTGTAGTCACCTACTTCGTAATCGCTGTATCTACTGTATGAACGAGTTTCAAACAATGTTTTAGTGGTCAATTCATATACAGCAGATGCATTTACAGTGGTAATCAATTTCAATGCATTTAAGTCCAATTCGTCAATTGTTAAGATGCGCAACGAAACGTCTGCAATGTTTGCAATACCTGCACTTGGCAACCAATTGTTTGCTTGACTGTACTCGGGATTTAAGTCTGCTGGATCTAGTGTTTCAAATTCAACCTGCGTTGGACGAGCAATCCAACGGGAATCACTGCTGCCTATTAGATCAACAATATTGTCTCCGCGAAGATCAAATTGATCAATGGCTGGATTGTCAATGAATCTAATAATCTGGCGAGCATTTGTGATGTCTGCTTTACGCAATTCAATTTCCCATACTCGGCAAGAGTCCAGTCTACCAAAATTGCCAGTGTTAAACATCCATTGTTCATTGACTGCAACATCCTGCAAGCGGCCAGGCATGTCAATGTTATCATTGCGCATTAATGCATTGATTGCCAAGGTTGTTCCCGATGCAGACTGCAGACCTTGTCGATACAAGTGTGAAGTTGTTGGATCTTGAATAATATCAAATATTACACTGGTGCCTGTTGGTACAACATTAGCACGGGCCAACGTAGTTTTAAATGCATCAAACGAACTCAGCTCAGGCTTGTGGCTTTCAATGATATCTGTTGTCAACGTGTCAAATCCCGGAAGCAATCCAGAATTTTGAACTATCACTCCAGGGGCAGATGGACGGCCAGTCCAGTTAAATGTTCTTCTGCCAAATAACTTTAATGCACGTAGTACATTTCCAGTAAGCGTATCAAATATCAAATCCCCAAATTTAGTTTTACGGTTTACATATACAATGTGATCAAATGCACGGATTCTAAAATCAACAAATACAATCTGGTCGTCACTGAGGGAAACAACTTTATCAGTATGAGTTTCAATGTCTCTTGAAATTAGTAATTCACTTGCCAATGCTGAACGACCAGAATTGAATATAATTTTTCCAGTTCTTCCTAGGTCAGCATCAAGTCTATCAAGCATGCCATGCTCATGTTTAAATTTTATACCGGCAGTTGTGGCAATTCCAACTGTGCAGTAATTAAGATTGCTCCATCCTTGCGCAGTCCATGCTAGAGCATCAAGTGCTGCCTGTTTCCAATCAATTACAGTTGCCTGCTCATTTAAACTGTCTAGCACCAGTCCCTTGGACATTTGGTACTCACCAAGGCCCATTAAGAATGTGATTAAATCTTGTTTGTTTGCAATATAAGAACCGTAGGGAATATTGACTTCCGAAGTGTCCCACTCGAGATACTCTACAAACGTGCCGTACGGAGTTTGGATTGCTCGACGGTTACTTGGGAATGAAGTACTTAAACTACGAGCACTTGGATTGAAGACTGTAAAACTACGGACTGATGGATCAAATCCATATACTCTAAACCCAACATCATCTTGCTCAATGCGAACTGCACTGTATCGCAATGCTTGAATTGAAACACCATCTGACATTGTTAAAAACGTGTCCTCTGTCGGAACATAACTGCCAGACTGATATTTTGTAAACGGCATTTGCAATGATATTGCACCATCAGTAAATCCACCAACTGCAAATTGTAATCGTACGTCAATGGACATAAGCTCGCGTAAAGGTGCTTCGCCATCTAAGTTAAATTCTCTATATGCTTCAAATAATACTGCACCAATGCCAATTGACGGGCGTTCTTGAAAGAATTGGCTAGGCGCAATAGAGTTTACTCCCTTTGCCGTTACACAATTGATTGCATTAAATGACGAAGTACTAAACGGATTCATTGCGCTGTCGAAGAATTTATTTACTGTGTCATAATCATCAATGGCATGCAATACCCCGGCCCAGGCGCCAGAGATACTTCGTCTCCATGCCATTTCGACTGGTCCAAACGAACCAATTTCCCATGGCTGTTGCGCTTCTGTTGCACTGGGACTAAGGCCCCAGGCTGATGGGTCAAGTAGTTCACCTGTAGTGCTAACTGGGAATGTATCAACCGTTCGAATCATTGCTGGTAATGTAGTAATCGCAGTTCCTGGCGCACTGATAATACCATTTTTAAGTGCATACTCTAATGCAGATCGTTTGGTTGTATCTGTCCACGAATAATGTGTTGCCCACCAGGCTGGTGCTGAATCAAATCCCAATGCTTCCCACGGAGCAGTGTGAATTTCAAATGTTCCAAAATGCTTAATGTACAGGCCTCTCCAGCTAAATCCATTGTAGTTCCATGTCCATGGATCAGTGTTTACAAAGTCTGTGCGGTCACGATAGTTTAAGCTATTTGAAGCAAACCATTCAAGTTGTGCGCGAGCTTGACTTTCCAATACATCAGTTGCACTATAATTACAAACTAAACGTTGGCGATTTGCTTCACCAACTGCATTTACACAGCCATTGAAGATTCGATTCTCTAACTCTAATATGATTTTATTAACATAATAGTCAGCAATGCTTCCGTTAGGATTATCATATGCAGTAATGCGTGAACCGTCGTGCCTTTGAATAAATGTTCGACTGTTATTTCCCCATGTCTCAGTTTTAATGCCAGGTACAAACAATCCAGACATTCCCAACTTGGCCGGACTTGCTGGCATTGCTGAATATGCACTAATTTCACTGGCATGAAATATTTCAATAATTGAATCTACCGCAGGGACATTCTTGAAAACTACAGAGTCAGCAGACGCATCTAAAGTATAGTCAACATTGTGTTGCAATAAAATACCATCAGCATAAACATATACATGATCGGGCCCATATAAACCTGTACTCAAGTTGTTGCCCAATGTAAACGATAACATAGTGCCGTTGGCAACATATGTTGTACTGCTCATTGAAGTTGTAGGGAATACCATTCCGCTGACTGCATCAGTTGACGAGTAAGTTACGCCCAGTAACAATTCTTCTAACATTCTATCAAGAGACAATCTTGGCAATTGACTTTCTAAGTCTAATAGGTTAATGTTCTCTTCTAATTTGGCAATAAATTTTCGATACCATCTCCAAGCACTCAATGATCGTGCAATTACAGTATCCTGTAGGGTTGGCGACAATTTAAGACTTGCCCATGTTGAACGCAAGGCACTATCGTCGGCCATGTAAATGCCGTTGCCAGTCAGCACTTGTGGGCAATCAATCCAAGACTGAGTAGGCTGCTGTGTCGCTGCAATTGTTGCAAGCATTCCGTGTACTAGTCTCCCGGCAGTGAATTCGCCAAAGTTATCAGTTTGAGTTGGATTTAACTTTAATCCTGGTATTGAAGTTAACCGGTCGTTGGTGATCACATTGCCTTGATGCTCTAAAAATAATTGACCAATTTGATTAGCTTGAATTGATAACGCTGTTACTCGGCCATCAACCACAGTTACCAATGGCTCAACTGTGGTTGGCAAGCCATTTAATGTAAACTTCATGTAACGAGGATCTGCATTGACATTGATTACGCGGGCCTTGAATGAGAAACTACCAATTTGGAAAGTTAATACATCGTCTGCATCATCTTCTATTAGAAACTCAACTGTGCTATCAACTATTGCATGGCTTGTACCATTGACTACAATTGAAGTTGCTCCGGGCACTGCAATATTAAACTTTACAAGTTCTCCGCGAGCAACAACTGCCCTGTTATCAACCACATTTTGAAAATTATCTGAATGCAATACAACTGCAATATTATTGCGTACTGCAATCGTCCATTCGTATGTGGGCCACATTGATGCATCCAACTCAACGGTTGTTGCGCTTTCAATTTGGTAAGAGCGGCAAGCCCAGCTTTTTAATCTAAACCATGCACGGCGAAAACCGTTGCTAAGTTCTTTATCCAAGTCTTGGCCATTGATACGTCTAAACGAATATGGGCCGCTTACTGTTCTCTGATCCCCTTCGCTGTCCACGTAATACGAATACTCATTCTGTGTATGCTGGTACAAAATATTGTACATTGCATTTTTAGCAGTGTTACTGGATGAAAGTTGAGTGAATTGCGTTGGCAAGAATTTTAACTTATAGCCTGTTTCTTTATCATACGTATCACCTGCTACCATTTTAATAATATTACTACTAATAACACTTGGCTTGTATCCAGTTACTGCATCAAAATCACTTAGACGGACACCATCTTTGCTATAAAGTTCAAACAATGGTTGTTGAGTAATACTTGTTCTGTAAGTGGCAGACATTGCAACGCCATCCTGCCAATAAAATTCTTCCATTGGAGTCTCTGCAACTAACGAGTTGACTACTACAACATCACCGTCGTTTGCTTCTTCAATTGAATATCCAACAATCTTCCCAAGGTTACCTTTAAAGTTAATAATTTTACCATGAAACTCGCTGTTCTTTGTAAACCATAATACTCTAGGCGCCAAATTTATTAAATTAATTGGTGTTAGACTGGTTGCGGCACCGAAGGCAATGTTTGCTTCGCGAGCGTTCATGCCGACGTAATATGCTGGACTCATTGCTAGCTTTTCAACTCCAGCCACCCAAGGTCTATAACTTGTGCCATGGCGGAATAATTCTAATTTAGAATCAAATTCAATAATTGGACGTGTTGCTTTGTCAACAGATACGGCAACATCTTCAAACGTAATACCCAAGAAGTCAGCAACAGATTGAATTGCATCTGCATGGTACCAAACGTTTACACGACTGTGTGCGTTTCTGTTTTCGGCGCCGGGCTTTTGTAAAATGTAATGCTTGGCATTAATTCCGCTGATTGTACCGTCCCATTCAACTCTGTCAAATGGAACCGCTGTTTGGTCCCACAGTCCGTCAGTTGAACGACTGTATGCTGTATTGGTGTTCTGGTAAGTTCTGCTTAGTAATTTAATACCTGCTTCAGTTCCAACACCCTCAACTTGCCAACGGCGAAGAATTAAATCACTATCAGTTGTTACATAGTAATTCAGCAGTACTACGTTAACTAT